TGACATTCAAAGAAATCATCACCATTAGCAGCCATCATCGAATTGTAATCGTAAGGGTTAACCATACCAGGTACATATTTTTTAACAAAACTTCTGTTAAAACCTTCAGCACCTTTAGCAATTAACTCAACATTAGAAACACCATTCTGCATTCCCATGTCTACAAATACCATCTTACCTGATTCGTTAGAAGAATCAAAAGTAGAAGAAATAGAATTATGTAAGTTAGGGTCATCAAATACTGGACAGTATGCAAGAATCATTTTGTTTCCTAATACGTTGTACTCGCTAAAGTTAGCACCTAGTGCAACATCACCACCGCCTTTACCAGCAAATACAGGTGTTCCAGAACCTAAAGTAACTAATAAGTCTTTCATAGCTCTGTGGAAGTCAATTCTTCCTTGTGTTCCTGTAAATACAGTAAATACATTACCTTCTGCGTTAAGAGCATTTTTAGATAAAGTTCCGATAAAGTTAACAATATCTTCTTCTGTTAATGCACCAGCTGTATAAGTAGCTTGGTTAGAAGAATCAATTTGTGCTAATAGACCGTCACCCATCATTGGTAATCCTGCAGTAAATGCACTGTTAGCTCCAGCAATACCAGAGTCTCCAGGGAAGTCAGCTGCGTTAGCTGCTGTTCCAATAGATTTTTTACCGTACCATCTTTGACATTCTAGTTCATACATAAACTGGTCAGTCATTTGTTGCTCTTTAGTAAAGTACCATAATCTGTGTCCGTTAGATTCAATCCAAGTAACGTCAGTTAAATCAGTTCCCATAATTTTAGTTTTCTTACGAGATAAAGTTAACCAGTTCTTGTATGTATCTGGGTAAGCATAGTTTTGTCCTACCTCAGACGCTAATGAACCTTGATTAAATGCATTACCAATAACACCAATTACATCACCTACTGCTAAAGAAACAGATAAAGCGTCAATAGCTCTTACGGTAATAGTATTAGTAGCATCAGAAGATGTTACTGTAGGAACATTTGTTACTATTGCAGTAGTTCCATCAGAAAATCTTACTACATCATTAACATTTAAATTATCACCGTGTATTCCACTAGATGGGTCATGGTCAATAACAAATGTTTCTAATGCACCTGCAGCTGCAGATAATGTTTCAGCTGAATCACAGATAGCTGGCTTTCTGTATCGGCCCATCATTTTCCATTCAAATGAATAATCGCCAATAATTTTTTCTGCAGCATTTCTACCTGCAGCTTCTAACAAATATGTTAAAGAGAATCGTGGATATTGTTGGATAAGTTTTTTACCTATCTCTGGGTATTTTAGTAAGTTGGTCACTAACGCCGATTCATCAGTTGTGTCCTTTCCATACGTACCCGAATAAACTTTTGCCATTTTTTTAAAGTTTTAATTGTTATACAAAAAATTAATTTTGCAACAAATAAAATAGCTTCGCCTTTTTATTCATTACTTCAGGAACTCGACAGGGTCAAAACCAGATTTTGGTTTAACATCCGTATGTCGACTTCGTCTCCCTAGGTTTGGATTCGTAATCTTATTGATTACAGAGGCTTTGCCTGATTCCATTCCTTGACCACGTAACATCTTAAAAATTTTGTCCTTGTATTTCCACAAAAAGGCAGCATCGGCGACATTGGCAACGTTGCTATAAACCTCTTCGGCAAAACCTCCAGACGTTATGTAGTTATAAAGTTCTTTCTTATCACTTGTTTTCACTTTTCCTCCAAAAAAATCTTCTTTTTCCTTAATGTACTTTTGTAAAGATTTTCTTGTTTGTAATGTTAATTGCTCTTCCTCTTGCTTTTGAGCCATTTGAGTTTTTGCAATTTTATCTCTTTCATTAGAAATATAATTTTGTAAATTTTTTCTAATCATTACTGCTTCCCTTTTCAATAGACCTGAATCTACTAATCTATCAATAGTATCATCTACTTCTGCTTTTTCTAAACCTGATGCTTCTAAATCTGCTTTTACTAAATTTTTATCTGACATCTTTAAAAAACTTTCCATGTTTTGTATAGCGTCATTAACAGGAACAGATTTTTTAACTGCATTTTTTACTGCATTTCTAAATTCTTGTTCGTTTTTAGCATTTACACCAAGCTCTTTACCTAAAGCTTCCCAATCATATACAACCTCTTTTACATCTTCTTTTGCTTCTACTTTAGGTTGAGGGTCCCAGTCTTCTTCTTTTGGTTGTTCCTCTACTTTGTTTTCTACACTACCCCATTCAAATTCATCACCATCTGATTCTTCAGTAGCTTGTTCTTTAGACTCTACTACCTCCTCTTTAGTTTCTGACTCTGCACTTTCTTCTGAAAATGCTTTTGGGTCAAATGTGTTAGTTTGTTCAACAGCTTCCTGTTCAACTTTTTCTATTAGGTCTTCACCTGATTTTTGTTCTGTGCTCATAATATTAGTTTTTGCTCTTTGCTTTGTACAAAGATAGTTAATTATTTTTTATCAATTTTGGCTCTTTCTTGTATTCTTTTTTGCATAGCCTCATTTTCTTTTAATTTTCTTTCTTTATCATTTTCTTCTCTTTGTTGCCTCATTTTCTTATCCTCTTGTTCGCCTTTTTTATCTTGCATAATCTGTCCATATTCAGCTTGTACAGAATCTTTTTGCAAAGATGTTTTTAGCTTATCTGCATTCATATCAGCTTCTACATCAGCTTGTATATTAGCAACATCTACTCTTGATTTAGAATTTTCTTTAGCTACATTAATTTTAGCTTCAGCATCTATGTTTTTCAAGTTAATCTCATGCTGTCTTTGTGCTTCAGCTTGTTCAGCTTGTGCTTGCATAAGTTGTTGTTGTTGCTGTTGTGCAGCTTGTGTTTGTTGTTGCATTTCTTTTAGAGCATTTTCTAAAACGTGTTCAGCTTCAGTAAGACTATCTGCTTTTAAAACTTTAATAACATCTAATAGTTGTATGTTACCACTTTGTAATGCAGATTGCGATAATTGTGTAATAGCTTGTTTTATAGCATCATCTTTAGCTCCTTCATTTACATATATTCCATAGTCATTAAGAGCAATATCAGGAAATACACTTAAAGTTTTAAATGCACCGTCACCTAATATAAATCCTGCTTTTTTACCATCAGCCCAACAAACCTTCATTAAGTTACATACTCTTTCTACTACACGTTTTTTAACTTCTGTGTGTTGGAAAAACCAGTTTTCTGTAACTAAATTAGATTGTATAACAGTTCTTTGTACATTACCTACAGCTTCGTATTGTGACACAGCACCCTCTCTTTGCGGTGTTATACCACATACTTGACCTGCCGTTTGTTCTAACATTAACTTAAGATTAATAAGTTGTTGTACAGAATTAGATAATGTAAAGTCTATTTGTTGGAATTGATTAAATCTTGCTGTATCAGCACCTTCATCTCTAGAGTTTATAGGAATAATACCGTCATTTTTTATATGATATAATACAGTTTGCATATCCATACCTATATTAGAAGGCATT